TCATTAATGGCTTTTCTTGGAGGGGCGGGCGCTATCGCTGGCGGTCTTGATGTGGCAGATGATATCCGAAAGTCAGGTGCTAATGCTGCTAATCAGATGGGTGTATTATCAGGTCAGTTACAAGAGGATACAGCTTTCAAAGGCTACGGTGTCACCACTGGTCTAGGTACATCTACCGTAAGGGCTGACGGCTCTACGGACTTTGGTGTAGGCCCAGACGCAGGAATGACGGATGCGGCTGCTAACTACATGACACAATCACAGATGGCTATGGGGAATGCTATGGGTGATAATAGCGCCCGTGAGACAGACATCTACAACGCTGCTATGGCTATGCAAAACCCTATGCTGGATGCACAGCAGGCACAGCAGCAGGCACGTGAGTTTGCTCAAGGCCGTGGCGGTGTCCGTGGGTCGCAGTTCGGAGGCACTGCTGAAGACGCAGCTATGGCCCGCGCTAGGGCTCAGGCTTCTAATGCGGCTAGCTTTCAAGCGATGGATCAAGGTCAAAAGGAAATGATGAACCAAGCGAATATGGCTAATCTGTTTGGTGGTATGGGACAGGCTGCATACGGCAGCAGTTACATGCCTATGCAACAGCAAATGAACATGATGCAGATCGGTCAGAACAACGCTAACATGGCGCAGACTGGTCAAATCACAGGGGCTAACCTTGGTGCTCAGCTGGGCCTCGGGGGTATTCAGTCGCAAGTTAACGCTGACATGGCGGCAGGTAATATATACACAGGTCTATTAGGCGCAGGTTTAAATGCCATTGGCGGTTCAGGCTTATTTAGCTAAGGAGAATAAACATGGCAGGAACTAATCAAGCAGCTAACCTAGGCGGTATGCTATCGCAGATCGGTGGGTCTCTCCGCGCTGGTGTATCTCAGGCTAACATAGACAAGCTAGGCGGAGTCGTCGAGCGTATGTCTAAGCCTGAGTTAGACATGAATGATCCCGAGAGTATTAAGCGTAACGCACAGTGGTATCACGCTACGGGTAAAGACCGTGAGGCTATGGCGCTGGGTGAAAAAGCAGCTGCTATGGAAGCACAGAAAGCAGAAGGTGATGCCCTTAACACAGCTATGGGTATGTTCCAAACAGGGCAAAACGGTGTAAACGCTGGCTACACTAACGACGTACTTAAGGCGCAGCGAGGCATACGTGAAGCTGCTATGAGTGTTAGAGATCCTGCGGCTAAACTACAGCTTAACAACATGGCTAATCAGCTACAGAATCAAGTACCTCAAGCTAGAACACAAGAGATGAGTAACGATCTGGTGGCCCTTAATAAAATGGATGCCTTTCTTAATGATACCGATCAGACAAATCAAATGGACCCACGGGCGTTTGAGGCTATTAAGCAAAACCGTCAGCGTGTGTTTGAGAAGCCCGGTGTTGCTCAAAAGTTTGAGGAACAACAACTACAAGCGGTTAAGCAATCGGCTGATCTAATTAGAAATCAGGCTGTAATTGACGATAAGAAAGTCCGAACTGAGTACGCTCAGGTAGCCGCAACTAACAGCCCTGAGGCACTGGCTGCTTTTGAGAAAAAAGTAACAGATGAAGGCAACGGGGCTATCTTACAAAACATAAAGAACGAGGTAACACGGGCTAAGACGTTCGAGTTAGAGCTTGGCGAAGCGACACGAAACGCTGCTGCTGCTAATGCAAAGTACGAGATCCCTAGTTCGTTGTCTAATATTGTAGCAGAGCTGCCTAAGAATCCTGAGGGTGATCGTCTTAGAGCGGCGTATAAGGGACTAGAAGCAGACACTGCGAAGTATAACGACTCTAAAGGCGACACCAACAACTCTGACGTGTACGCAGGTGCCGGTATAAAGGGGCTTAATGAGACGGCTCGTGTGTTGTTTCAGCAGGCTAGCTCTATGGATAGCGAGGCAACAACTAATAGAACCGCTTCAATAACAGCACTGAACACTCAGATACGAAACGCCAACAAGTCTTTGCGTACCGTCTCTGCTACCCAAGAAGAAGTTATCAATCGTGCTCGCAATCTGGGCGGTATTGAAAAGTCCAGAGACATAGGTGAGATATACACCACTACTTACGAAGATGAAGCAGGAGACACCGGGGTCACTCTCTATGAGGCTGCTAGACAGCTTGTGTTACAAGAGAAACGCCTAAACTACCAAGCAGTCATAGACGACGCTAACGCGCAGATAGCAACGCTTCAGTCTGCTGTTAGCGGTGAGCCACAAACTGCTGCCGACAAGCTTACCGCTGCCATAGTTGCTAACGGAGGAACTGTAGAGTGAGTGATGACGTTAATGCGCTTATAAAAAAAGCTGTTGCGTTAGACATTGATGTTGGTGCATTACTACGCGGCGCAACGGATGTCCCACCAATTACAGAAGAAGAAGAGAAAGAAGCAAAGAAACTCCTAGGCTTAATGGCACAAGCACAAAAACTAGGAATTGATCCTAAGCTTATCCGTGCTGTTGAGGTAGAGGAGTTAGGAGTCTACCGTGCGAAGCAAAAGGCACAGCAGGAAGCCGCTGACGAGGAGCGTGCACAGGCTGACTACAGCCTAGGTGCAGCTGAGGACACGGCTTTTGAGAACGTAGGCCAGTTCGTGTCTGACGTTAACACGACCGTAGGTAAGGGCTTGTCATTCCTTGCTGACGTTGGTACAGTAATGCCTCGTATGGGTGGTACGGCTATCGCTAAGGCTACTGGTCTGATGGACGAGAACGCCCCCGTGCCGTCTGTTGCTGAGCTGTTCGGCAGTGACATCAACACACGTGGGTTCCAGTCACAAGAAGGTATCGTACGGGCTGCTGCTCAAGGCGTAGGTGATGCACTTATGCTAGGCGTTGGTATGGCTCCTGTGTCACGTGTTGCTGGTGCTACGTCTAGCGTATTGGCTGACATGGCTGGCCTTGGTATGTCTACTGAGGCAGGCGTAGCCGGTGCGCTAGGCCGTGGTGGTGTGATGGCAGCTGACGACATGGCTGCTGTGACACGACAGGGACTAGACAACCAAGTAAGCGTAGACAACCTGACGCAGCTCGACCTGACTAACAAAGAACAAGTGGGCTACTGGGCTAACAAGGTGAATAGCGACCGCGCCATCGAAGGGAACATTAACGTCCTTGAAGATGCTGAGGTAATGGCTAACAAGAAGGTAGCTTGGGAAGAGACTCAGAAGAAGGCTGAGAAGAAGATCGCTGAGGCCGAAGAAGCAGGGGACAAGAAGAAGGTCAAGAGGTTACAGAAGAAGCTAGCCAAAGAGGAGACTAAGTTCCTCGATGAGTACGCACCGCCGCAGGCTGAAGACACTTTGATCTCCTCGCTACGTACCATTGAAGAGATGGCTGAACGTTTCGGAGAGAAGCCCGCTGACATAGCGAAGGCTATCTCGAGAGCTGGAGGCATTGATCCACCGCCTTCGCTAGAGAACCTAGCCATACGCCATAAAGACAACATGAAGAAGCTAGCCGACAGCACTGCCAAGAGTGGCTTGCCTAATTGGTTTGAGCGTGTGGCTCGTCCTACGTCACGTGTAGTGTCTAAGTACGTAGGTACGCGAGCTGGCTCACAGTTCGAGAAGGCGTTTGAATCTGCTGCTCGTAACAACGAGAAGATGTTCGCTAAGTATGCACAGGACACAGCTGGCTCCACTGCTGTACGCGAGTGGGCTGAGCGCAATGACGTTAAGGCAGCGTTCCTAAACCTACGCTTCACTGGTAAGGAAGGGCTTAACGAGATTATGCGAATGGCGGACAAGTCGCTAGACCCTGCCGGTCGTGCCACCTTTGCTCGTCTGCTCAAGGACACGTACGACTACAACAAGCGAGCTAGTCGCCTGTATAAGAAGGAAGCACTGAAGGATGAGGTCTACTGGGCCAGCGCCATCAAAGGTGACAAGCCTGAGGTGGACGCACGTGCCTTATATGGGGACGCTGGTGGTGCACCTAAGACAATCGGTGGTGCACAGGAGCGTAAGCGTGGGCTCATAAAGCCTGACGATGAGACTCTGTCACAGTACGAGAACCCCTTCATTGCACAGCTGAACCGTATCTCTGGTGATGAGAACCTGCTACAACTGTCTGAGAAGTTTAACTTGCGCCCCTCTGTAGGGGTTCGAGATAACACTGATGATTTCTTTAAGGCAGCACAAGATCAGTTCAAAGGTCAGATGTCTCAGACGCAGATGGACAACCTGACAGGACTCATGAAGGCCACGGTCGAGGGGTCACGTAAGTCCCCTAACCTGCCCATCCGTCTGTTTATGAAGCAGTCGTATGCAGGTACGTTGGGTCAGTTCGACTCAGCACTGCTGAACCTACACGACATCTCGGTATCAGCGTGGCACAACGGTGCTATGCCCACTGGTAAGGCGTTCGTTCAGCGCCTGATGCAGGACGGTGAGTTTAGCCTACGTGAATTAGGCATGACCAACGATGCCACGTCGCTAGAAGAATTCCGTGCGGGGTTCGACGGTGCTGTATCTAAGCATGGTCGCCTCGAGAACTTAGTAGATGCCTATTCGGAGAAGGCGTTCAGCTGGTCTGGCTTTCAGACTATGGATCGCTTCGGTAAGAGCGTTACGCTACAGGCTGCCAAGAACGCTATGGAAGCCTCAGCTAAGAAAGGTACTTTGGCTAAGGACTTCGGCTATCTGCTGGACCCTAAAGACCTAGGCACTATCTCACGAGCTCTGAAGGCAGGTAAGCGGCTGGACGAGATGACACCCGCGCAACAGAATGTTATGGAAGAGGCTATGTTCGCCCGCTTGGGTGAGCAGCAGCTGATCTCGATGGCCGGTCGTCCACTTGCGTATTTACAGAACCCCAACCTTCGTCCCTTCTGGGCGATGTCAGGCTTTGCGATTAAGCAGGCTGACCTGTTGTGGGAGAAGGTAGGCGTAGAAGTGGCTAAAGGGAATCTCGGGAAGGCAGGAGCTGCGGCTGCTGGCTACGTGGCGTGGGTTGCTGCTGGATACGGTCTGATGGACAGCGTACGTAAGGTTCCGTCTAATCTAATAACAGGGGACGAGAGGACTGAGTTCAACGCAGAGAACTTCCTCGCACGTTCCGGTAGTCAGATAGCATCTGTTGCTTCGTTCAACAAACTAGGGGATACATACAGTCTCAACGAGCTGTCGCGAGACCCTGTCGGCTTTGCTTTCAGTTCTCTAGAGCCTGCCGGTGGTGCATTCTCTAACTTCGCGCAGGACCTAAGCGCGGCTGCCGCTGGACGGGATGTTAAGGGCAAGTTCCTTAAGTCCGTCCCTCTGGTAGGCGACCCACTATATGACATATGGAACAGTAGGTAACAAGCATGGAAGCTGAAGAAAGAATCTCAATTGAGCGTAGGTTAGGATACCTCGAGCGTACTATGGCGTCTCAAGATGCGCTGTTACGCAGGAACACAGAGATCTTAGACGAGATACGACAGTACATGAACAAGCCTACTAACTGGGCTGAGTGGTTAGTCGCGGCTGTTTCTGTTCTTGTGCTGGCAGGAACTCTGCTGTACACTGCATACATAAAGCCTCTAGAAGAACGTGTAGATTATATTAAAGAAGAGGTTATCAAGAATCGTAACGACATCCTTACCATAAGCGGGCACACTAAAGAAACAAAAGGTGTTTTGAATGAGTACATTATTACTCAGGCTAACTCTAGCCACACTGCTGACAATTAGTTCAGGGTGTAGCGTGCTGGCCGAGCGAGCTATGGCTCTCGCAGGAGGGCCAGCGAGCGGCTTAGCGGTAGATGCTAACGTAGGTAAGGCTGAGGCTGAGGGGGATCAAAGCGTTTCTCAGAACGCTGCTACGGCTGTCACAGGGCAGGTGAACGATACTAGAAATGAGACCTTCGAGGCTCCGGTCGGGCAGATAGTAAACGAGGCGGGGTTAAAAACATGGGAGCTATTGTTATTAGTACTGCTCGCAGGTTGGGCTATACCCACGCCTCGGGAAATGTTTCAGGGTTTTATTGACACGTTATTGATTATCCCCAAGAGTTTCCGCTCCTCCTAATATCTTGCGTGCAAAGATACGATCAGCTACGTGGCTTTCTAAGCAGTGATCTACCTGAAAGAAAAACAATAGGTCAATAATTCTTACCGCCCAGTTTCTGTCTTCTCGGTATACACGTCCGCTGATAGTCTCGTTCGGGTCTCCAGCAAAAAGCAAAGCGTTTAGCAGTTGTGATATTGCGGTGGCTATATTGATTACGTAATTAGTCATACTCTTACCTTCCTAGTGTTGGTCAGGAACTCGGCCACTGTAGTGTTAGCTACAGTTGCATTGTGGCCGTGGGTTAATATGATGTCTACGTCAGTGCCATTCTGTACAACGTTAACAATGGCATTAGCAGGTGTTGCCATGATACCGCCTACGTGGTCTTTGTAGTACAAAAAAGTAGTGTGGTCGTTCATAGGTTATACTCTCGCTCTAGTAAAAGGTTTAAATAATGGATGGCCTTATGGATATCTTGTGCGCCATTCTTGTGGAGGTGTCTAGAAATATACTTTACAGCGTTCCCTTCGCACCACCCTAGCTTGTTGTCCATGATGTAGTCGATAGGCTGGATAACATTTAACTTGTAATGATCTCCTCCTACCTGCGTATCAGTGGCGCTGTAAGGTACGTTACGATCACACTTAGTGGACACTGTAGGGACTCCCTTCGTCTAGTTCGTTACCAAAGCAGCGCGACAGTAGTGCGTGCTTCGCCATATCGATCAGCATGTTGATTCCATCAGGGTCCTCCACGTTACCTCCTATCATCAGACCAGCCTCCGTCATATACACCACTACTGCCTGACCGGGATCATCCACGGCGTCCTCGTAGTCACCAGCTGTGTCAGCGAATGCTTGGAAACACTCAGACGATTTACCTGTCTTGCCTTGCTTGCCTCCGGGAAAATCTATTATGCTCATTCTTTTATCTCCAGTTCAAGGTGGTCAATAAACCTATCGAGGTTGTCTAGTATGTGGTCACGGAGGGCTTCCACTAGAATAGGCATCTCTAAATCAAGAACCTCTAGTATCTCGTCGGGGTCCATGCGTGCTTCTATCTGTTCAATAACATAGTCGGGGTTTATCATGGTTAGATCCTTCTAATCTTTGACCCTAAGTCCATTGCTTCTACATAAGGTAACCCATCTATGACCACACCGCAACCGATGATTGGCTTATTCTTGAAGTGCTTGCCATACGCGAAGGCCATAGACGTGTTGTCTACACCACACCCTACCGCCATACCCCAGACTAACTCACGGTCACTAGCTGTGTAGCTGATGCCTAGGTTGCTGTGGTTATGGCCGCTGACTGTGCATTGCATACGCTTCTGTGCGTCCATACGGAAGCCGTTCACACCACCTGATGTCTCGCCGTGGTGGTACAGTACGTTATCAATCTCGATGCTGTCACGTACGTCCCATGTCTCGGGCATCTCGAACAACTCCTCGATAGGCTTCAAGAAGATCGACGGTTCCATCCCCAGCTTCCTGAGTTGCCTATCCGGGATTCGGTCATGATTTCCCATGATGAGCGTAAGCTCTGGAAATGTTTCGTACCATAGCTTCGCTCGCTCCAGTGCCGACTCATACTCACCATGAACATTATGCAGCAAAGGTTCACTATCGTGAAAGCTAAGTGAATGATTATCAAAGAAGTCACCAATATGGACAACAGTGTCCACGCTCCACGATTCAAATGTTTCAGCACAGAAATTAAGATAACCCTCCAGTTCGTATGGTAAATGCGTGTCTCCTATGATACCTACTTTCGCCATTTCCGATGTCCTCCTGCTACAGTATACGCTGATTGCTCTAGGGAATAATGTTCGGATGCCCTCTTGTTCCACAACGCCTGCTCCCACTCAGTCATGTCGTCCCACTGTGTCTCTGTGGCGATACGAAAGTCTCGGTACTCAGGTACGCTCCAGACTTGTATGTGCATGGTGAGCTGCTCGTCATACTCTTCTCGGTGGGTCATTGCTGACTCCCTATTGTTGATACTGTCGGTGAAGGCCCAACCGCCTGCTCTGCTCCTATCAATAAGATAAAGAACACTATGATGCCTACCACAGCTATCAGCACAGCTTCCCAATCTAGCTTAGGTTTCATTTCTTTTTCCTCATGTTCTCTGTTTTGTATTGATGGCATGTCTTACATAGTACTTGAAAGCCGGGAGCCTCACAGAACATACGCTCTACAAATCCCGGCAGGTCATCGAAGGTCTTCAGCGAGCCACACTCTACGATGTGGTCTACTTGTACTTGGCCTGAGAGGAACAGCTCTTTACAAGCAGCACACTTCCATCTCGCGCCCTCTTCTGTTAGCACCTTCGCTTTCTCTTTGGCCGTATGTTTCGCAGGCCATTTCATGAACGCGCTCCGCAGAGCTGAACGGATGAACCCGAAGTATCGGGCCTCTGTCCAGCGCATGTTGTTACGCGTCTTTACTCCACGCTTAGGGGTTGTCATTAGGGAACTCCCACATCTCTCCTACCTCTCGCCGCATCCAGAGCTGCCGCCCTATACGTACGAGCCAGCCATCGAGCACCTCTTCCTTCTCATCGAGGCACATGCCCACCTTATCGTAGCCGCGTGAGTACACCTTACGTACGTACTCGTACATCTCTACGGGGTTGGTCATCGACTCAAGCGGAGCCTTGATCTTTGCGGATGCCTTCGTGCCTACCATCTTGAACAGACCCGGGATGTTATCGGTTGGGTCGCCAGTCAGCATCTGCGTGTAGAAGAACCTGTTGGCTTCAGTCTCAGTCACGTAGTATGTCTCCTCCTTTCTCCAATTGTAGTGCCAGCCGGGACATCCGTTAAGATCCTTATCCAGCGTGGCGATACCCCATCCGTTCTGCACTGCGTTGATTGACATCAGGTCGTCAGCTTCCTCGTTGTCCGAGACCACTGCGTCCAGCTGTTCAATCAGGTAGGTGCGTATGGCTTGTAGGTGTCGAGGCTTCTTGGTTTCTTTGCGCTGCCCCTTGTAAGGCCACTTGTCACACCCATACTCTTTGCGGAAGTTGGTATCTCCGGTTAGGAAAACTACGCCCTCTGCCCCACACTCATTGACAATACCCTGTATCATCTGACGTGCTGACAAGAGAGCGTACCCTACGGGGTCGTCCTCGGCGGCGAAACCAACTGAATAACAGATGATGTCGCCGTCGAGTCCCCATGTTGTAGGCTTAGAGGAGGTCATCAGCGCTGCTTGACCCGATCACTGTTGGCTCAACCAACTCGAGCACTGTCATGCTTGCGATGCGTGGGTTACCCTTGCGGTCTCCCTTAAGTACTACACCTACTACTGAGCCGTACCCGATCTCTTGGGTGCGTCCTTCGTAGCTGTTGCCATCAAGGTCCTTAGGGATGATGGGATACTGGCTGGATACTTTCATGTGTTGGCCGAAGTCAAGCGTATCTTTGAACTTGATACGTTTGTGGTTAGTGGGACCGACAGCACCGAAGGTTTCCTCGATGGCATCGATGGCATCCTGTGATAGGTTACCGATGGTGGCACAGTAGTTTGTCTCCTGTCCGTTGTACACGTCCTTGGTTTCCAAGTGTGGGTACTGAAGTGTGCCACGGAGTTTTACTACGTCTGGTTGTACGCTCATAGTTTTCTTCTCTCTGGTTGTGGGCTGAGCACTATGCTCCACCCGAATTAGTAAGATACACCCGAGGGCGCTGGTTGTCAATGGGTTGATGACCAATTGTCACCTATCTGATACTCGCCGTCTAAGGGGCAGCGTAAGTCTAACGCCTTGCCCGCTTTACGTATGGAGTTTCGGAACACTACGCCGACACGATCGGCATACGCTTCAGGTACCTCGACTTGGAATTCATCGTGCACCTGCGCCACTAGCTTGTACGGGTAGCCGAGCTGATCGAGCCGATCGATTGCCAGTACAAGTGCTTGCTTCATGACGATTGCTCCAGCAGATTGGAGTAGGCTGTTAAGCGCTGCGTGCTCTGACCTTACGTGTACCCGCCTGCCGTCTAAGCCTCGAAGGTGTCCCTTCTTGGCTGCCTTACCGACACCGCTGAGTAAGGTTGCTAGTGCTGGCAGTGAGGTGAGGAACTTATCCTTGAGCCTCCGTCCTGCACCTGCTCCCTTACCGATAACTGATCCGATCTTCTCGTCACCTGCTCCGTAGAGGAAGGCGTAGATGAAGGTCTTCGCATTGTCACGTGTTGGTAACCCCGCTGCTTCCTGATTGTATGAATGAATGTCACCGTTGAGTATCAGGTCAGTGTACTCTGCGTCATTCATGTAGTGTGCCAACATGCGTAGCTCTAAGCCTGACGCATCGATGCCGACCAGTTTGCTACCTTCAGGTACAGTGAAGCACCGGCGGTAGTCAGACTCGCTAGGTATCTGAGCTAGGTTAGGGGAGCTGTGTGTCATGCGGCCTGTAACAGCACCGCACGTATTAACCTTGCCGTGTATGCGACCGTCCTCTGCTACGTTGTCTATCCATGACTTGAGCATACCGATGCGCTTGCTGATGGTGAGGTACTCAAGCACTAGCTTAGCCTCAGGTATATGCTGAAGTGGTTTGAGTGTTGTCTCATCCACCTTAGGCTTACCTGTCTCGGTGCGTTTCTTCCATACAGCGCCCTTGGTTTCCAAACGCTCGGCCACCTGTTGCCGTGAGCCGGGGTTGAACACAGTCACCTTGTCCTTGAGCTGCTTACCTGTCTTCTCTGACCAGCGTTCCTCCACGATGGGAGGGAACACAGCCTGTAGCTCCTCCTCGATAGCGTTCATACGATTACGGTGCTCGGTGTGTAGCCGACAGCCTAGGTCGAAGTCAAAGGCGAAGCCGTTGTCTACCTGCTGGCGTGTGATAGCAGCCACGCAATGCTCGAGGTCGCGTGACTCTTGGCTAAAGCCTAGCTCATCGAGGCTGGCCGTGATGTGTTCGTACACGTCCCAGTTAGCTCGACAGTCCTGAAGACAGTAGTCTATCATGGCGTCCGTCAATCCAAGGTCGAAGTCTGCCGCGTTGAACTCGTCCTTGAGTTCTTTACCTGCTCGGAGGGCACACTGCTTGAGTGAATGCCCGCCATCGACAGAAGGGTTAAGGAGGCGGCTAAGCACCAGAGTATCAACAACACCTCCAGTCCAATCAAAGCCCCAGACATTACTTAGTACCGGAAGATCGAAGCCGATCAGGTTGTGACCCACTATCGTGTCGACTCCGGCCAGTGCGTTTGCTAACTCCTCCACAGTACAGCAGACAGTAGTCATTCCACTCGCTGGGTAGTACACCCCCGCCATCCAGATAGTGTTCCAGCTCAGGCTCGTCTCTATGTCTACGACCGCGTAGTTCGTTTGCTTGCTCATTCACCTGTCTCCTGAGGTTACTTGTGGTCTCGTTTAACTCCTCTTGCAATAGCAAGTATCGCATCATGTTACTCATAAGTCTAGCTCCAATTGATCTCCTTCCTTTACGTACTCCCAACGGTAACCACCTGATCGCTTCTGTACACCGGCAGCTGCCTGAGATATAGCGTACGTGTGTACACCTACCGCCCTGCTTGCTGCGCTTAGGGACTCGAAGATTTCTCCCGTGTCTAGGTTACGTACTGGCACGGGGTACCGCCGAGCGCGGTTCATGTTGCCGTCTATCGCGTTGATGTGCCGAGTCACCCATCGTAGGTTTTCAGCTCGGTTGTTCAGTTTGTTCCCATCGATGTGATCCACCACCATGACAGTGTTAGCACCGTGGAAGGTAGCTGCTATGATCTGATGAACATCATAGGTTTTGACTCGTGTTGTCGCCCTATAGTAACCCACGTTGTTTGGCTTATTGCAACCGATAGGCTTACCTTTGATACCGATGAGGGTGCCGTCACGTGTAGCTGTGTAGCCTTCGAGTATCGTACCGTCAGGTGCAACAGCTGTTCTAGCATAGTCTTTCATAGATGTATCCTCTTGTCGTAGAATGACGACGGTGTGTGTGTACACCGCCGCCGTTTTTATTATATCTCGCAAGCCCCTCCTACGCAAGCGAGCGTCTGAGCACCCTCAGTCTTGTCGTCCTGTTCCACTATGTCCCATTGAATGGAGGTAGGTATGTCCTTCACTAGCTTGTTGTAAGTGGCCTTGTCGATCTCCTCGTACGGCGCTTGTTGATAGGTGTGTTCTGAGTAGGGCAAGAAGCTGATACCAGACACGTCATCGAAGTTGTTATACAACCACTGCCCTACCTCCATGAACTCCGAGTCCTTGTAGTAGACCGTGATGCTTGGCTTGTGTTCACACCAGTGATCCTGATAGATCTTCCACAACCGTAGCTGTTCCATAGCACCCATCTCTGACGTACATATAGCGCCCTCTGGAGCCTTCTGTACGAAGCTGAATACCTTTGTGTTAGGCGACATCACATCGTCCTCTACAGGTACGCCAGCAGACGACAGCACGCTGCACAAGGGGTCGTCAGAAGAACCTCTTACTCGTCGTATGTAGTAGGGAGAGAATCTTGGGTGAATTCCAGAAGCAGAATCAACAAGCTGACTGACAGTACCACTGGGCTTAACAGCAGTAATAGCAGTAGAAGGATTGATCCCAAGTTTAGCAGCCCATTCTTTATTGGTCTTAATAGTTTCTTCGCGTAGCTCACTGAGCCATTTCTTAAGTTGCTTAGCATCGCCGTCATCTCCTACCGTGTCACGTCCAGACAGTACAGGGTGATCCATGATACCCGTTAGTGATACACCTAGCAGCGCCTCCTCCTCAGTGTTATCTTTCCACACCTTACGTAGGTAACGGAAGTCTGTCAGTGTCGCCTGAAGAGTTCCAAGGATAGCCGCAATTCGTACCTTTCGTTTGAGATCTTTGAGACTATCGGCAGGCCGCACAACAACTTCCGATAGGTTACAGAATTGATAAGGACGGAGGATAATTTCTGAGCAAGGGTTTGTCCCAAAGTCCCAGTCAGCATCTCTTCTGCCGTTCTTTGCAGCTTGCTTCTGGCTTGCGACTCGGCTGAACATTCCTCGTTCTCCTGAGTATGATTCATATAGACTTTTCCATTCGTTTAAGAAAGCAGGGAAGTCAGGCTTCTCTGTGTAACAGGCTGAGTTGTTAGCTAACCCACGCTGAGGATTGTCTACCCACCACTGTCCTGTCTTGGCTCGTCGGATGCGATCATCGGTAAGATTACTGAGACTGATGAGTGCACTTCGCCTAACTCCTCCGACAACGACAACCTGCGCAATCTTACACACGATATCGTGACATTCAATGGAACTAAGTTTTCGTCCAGCAGCTGATTGAAAGACTTCAATGGTGAATCGGAACAGATCTTCAAGAGGTTCAGGGCCAGACGCTCTGCCGCCGAAGGTCTTGAGCGTGGTACCAGAAGGTCGAACTCTGCTTGTATCCCACTTTGGGACTTGACCACTATAGAGCATGGCAACAAGTTCTCGGTATGCTTTAGCCCATCCAATTTTACTGTCCGCGACATGTACAACACTTTCTGTTTCATGAAATACCTCCGCTACCTCGGGTAGTTTGCTGATGTACTGCCGTTCAACGCTGAAGCCTACGCCTGTGCCACACATAAGTACATACAGTAGCTCATCGAATGCCTTGGGGTGGTCGATAGGTAGGTAGCTACAGTTGAATCCAGCTACGTTGTCTCGGTCAAGTGCTTCACCTGCCGTCATCAACGCACGCATCGAAGGCATGACGTTAAGAGATTCTATTTCTTTTGTGATTGTCTTAGCGTCTGCTGCATCGAGCCGACCCTTATCCATCCAGTAGTTTACGTACCGCGCCACTGTCTCACTCCAATCCTCGCGACGCTGCTCGTCTGGCAGGTAGCGAGCGTAGCGTGACTTGTGTATGTACTGTTGATAGGCATCCATTATCGTTCCTCTAGTTGTTTAATTACTTTCTTACGGTCGGTTTCATTCATGCGTGACCACTGGGCAATCTCTTGCCGCGTGCGCTTACAGCCTACGCAGTGGTCGTTACGTAGTCTACACGTTTTGTTACAGGGGCTTGTCATAAATACTCTGAGTCTCCTTCTTCCTCAATCGGCACGTACTCTGTAAGTCTACCAGTATCGTTGTGATATAGCAAGTGACCTGCCGGTCCGGTGATGCCGCTGAAGCGGTTCTTAAGTACACGTATGTGCGTAGTGTTACGCTCCGTTGCATCATCTGACTGACCATTGCGTTCGAGGCCAATCACGAAGTCACTGAGCTGGGCAATCGAAGCACTACCACGCAGCTGTGAAACGCTAGTGACCGCTCCGTCTTCATGCCCCTTGCCATCGGGGCGTTTCAGGTGTGACACTGCGAACAGCACGATGCCTGTGTCCTGAGTGAGCGTACGTAGCTTGGTCATGATCTCATCCAGTGCCTTGCGTTCGTCACCGTACTGACCACCGGATACTAGGATACTAATGTGATCTAGGATGATGATCTTACAGTCTAGAGCCTTCGCCATGTACCGCACACGTGACACGACCTGATCCACTGTAGCCCCCGTGTCGAACGAGGCGTCCATGATCATGATCTGATCGTCACCGAACGTACGCTGGAAGCTATCTGCGTATTCCTCCGACCCCTTCTTCACTGTCGAGGTAGGCAAGTGTATAGGTTGCGAGAGGTCTACAGACATGAAGCCCTCCGCCGTACGCTTGACTGACTCTTCCATGAACAAACAACCGATGCGATTGGATGTCGTCTGCTTCAGGTGCATCACGATCTCACGTAGGATACTTGACTTGCCTAGGCCAGAGCCTGCCGTCACTGTGATCAGCTCGGTAGGGCGGAAGCCATACGTCATCCTGTTGAGCGGAGCCCACGGGTAGTCACCCAATGAGTCCGGCTCATCTTGGTTAAGGATTTCCCACAGGTCAGCACTAGATAGCACGCCCTTGGGTGTGTATGGTGAAGCCGACCACGTTGCGTCCACGAATTCCTTGGTACGTCCAGCTGTCAGGTAGTCAGCTGCGTCCTTGCCTAGCCGTGGGTCTAGCTTGATCACCTTCAACTTACCTGCGAACACCTCGGCAGCCTTCTCGATACCAGCCTTGCCAGCGTCATCCGCATCAAAGCATAGGATGATCTCTTCGTAGCCATCGAGGTAGTCGTATGCTTCCTTGAAGTTCTGACCAGCGTGTGCCGCACCGCCTCGGATGGACACCACATGGAACTTACCTTCGAGCATCTGATACGCAGCCATCGCATCGACCTCACCTTCAGTCACGATCACTGTCTTGCGGCGGGCGTTGCCGAACTTCTGTTGACCAAAGAGACCAGTGCCCTTGATGTCACCCAGTACAGCGAAGCCTTTGTTGTCTACCGTTCGAATCTTAAAGCCACAGGGTACGCTCTCGCCATCCTTGAAGTATGGGTAGTAGTGCTTAGCGTCTGTCACTAAGACACCGTAGTGTGCTACCGTGCCTGACTTGAGAGACCTGTCAGGTATAGACGCAGGCTTGGCATTCATCCAACGCTGCTTCATGTTCTCCAGTTCGACCTCAGTACCTCGAGGCATTAGTGTGACTTCAGTGTTCATAGTGTTACCTCGGTGGTGTGTTGTACATGAGTAGCAGTAAGTGTGACCGTCATCGTAGTATGCTTTAGCATCACTAGAACCACAGTCATCACATGGTTGCTTGCTTGAGACAACTTGACTCTCGGTGTGCTCCATAAAATAAATCTCCTCTGGGGGGTTGACAGGTTTCGCATGCCTTTGTAAAATAGGTTATACACAAGGGAAATGAAAGGTCTTATCCACTAAGTGTATTACTTACAAAACTTAAGACACTTAAGTTAAACATAAGGTAGTGTTTCGATAGATTCATAACCCTCTTGTTGGTTCTCGATAGGTGAGCCACCCATATCAGACCATTGACCTACACGTGCGAGTATCTCTGCCGTATGGTCGTATGCTAGTGCCTCTACCTTACCGCCCTTCGATAAGAATTCTGCCACGTGCTGGTCTATCTCAGCCTGTAGTGCCGTCTTATCTTCCATGATGTCCATGTTGTGGTTCTCAAAGTCCAGTCTCTCATTCATTGCAGTCTCTCCGTTCTGCTGCCCGACTGTGGTGTTGATTACCTTGGCGGACAAATTCTTCCCATAGTCTGAGTTCGATCTCTTCAATTGCCGCCCGATCAATATAATATGTAATGTTAATGCGATCAATAGTACTAATAACGCTGCCATTCATGTTCGTCCTGTTGACAAGTAGCATGTATACTGAATCGACCTCCGGCTTATTCGTCATAGTCCATTCGACTTCGAGATCTGCCGTGATGTCAAGCGATTCAATGATGTTTGTTTGTTGTCCGTCTGTTTTTTTCCTAGTCATTATCGTCTAACTCCTTGACAGATACCTGCCCCGTGTGGTAGGCCACGATGCCATCGAGTACACCTTCACGGTAGCCCATCTGATATGCGACAAAGTAACACACTCCCGTTGCTAGTAGTCCGGCGATGGACGCCACCCATAAGCTGATCATATGTACTCACCTCCAATTCCTAGGATTAATATTGTAATTACTACCGCCCACAGTAGTCCGTGATCGTCTAAGTGTTTGTTCATACGTCCACCTCGAACGTGATGCAGTTAGTTACTTTGTTTAGTTCGATAGCCATTTGGACACGCTCGGCGGCTAACTTGTAAGCCTGCTCCTTGCCCTTATGGTAGCTTTCTATGGGGTCAAGCTCGTTATAGTCCCTTGCTGACATTGCATTGCTGGCGGATAGTTCCTCGAACAGCTCCCGTAGGATCTCTAATTGATCATTCATCTTCGTAATCTCCGTATATTTCTAAGTCAATGGCACGTACGATGTCATCGTGTGCCCACTCAGGCCAGTCAGTTACTTGGTGTCCGTCCTCCCAGATACCAGCGATTGACCACTCGTCTATGTCCGGCTTGGCACGGGTGTATGTATTAAGATTAAAGTATAAGTCCACTTCGATTGTGTAGCGTACGCCCTCACCATCAGGCGATACGACCTCTGCCTCCACGATTACTGTAGTTTTCATGTGATCCCCTCCTGTATATGGGTGTAGTTTCTACTTAAGAGACATTCTCATTTAGCGGTTGGTAGTCGGCGTCCGTTATCTCTTCTGCCACCCTTGCTGTCAGCGTTACGTACTGCCTGTAGATGTCGTGCATGTCGCCTTCGTCGTCGAATGGATCATAGAACGTAGTGCACCAAGCCTTGCGTAGCTTGTGACTCACAGCCACGACAGGTGCTTCGTCCCCGTACGTGGGGTGCTCCACTAGATCGTAATTGCAGCACGAGTATAGTACGCACGGGTTTTCCAGCATTATCTTATCATAGTTATAGATCATCGTCATCTTCCTCTTCGGATAGCGTGTCTTGCACGTAGAATATTAGTTCCCTTAGGTGCTCAGTTCCCTCTTCGATATCAAGGGGCGGTATGTCAACAGCGTTCCAAGCCTCGACACATAGATCGTAATGATCAGCGACTAGCCCCAGCCATTTACGCATTAGTGAATTATAGTCTGCATTCATTGCTCACGCTCCAAATCTCGATTAAAGTTATCAGCTATCTCGTTCAGGTTTACACTACTGATCCAGCCGTTATAGATGTCACGCGCTAGCCCTTGCATCCAATCGCCATTGGCTAATTCGTAAAGCTCATCCTCGAGCATCTCACTAGTGACCTCGGTAACCCCGCCCTCTTGGAGGTGACCCAAATAGTCCGCTTCGTTAAGCCATAAGGCCGCTTGCCAAGTTTCGTAGTTTGTCCAGCCGTTGCATGTATTGTCGCTCATTGTGCAGCCCTCGCGTTGATTTCTTTTGCGTGCTTTAAGTCTCGTTTTGATTGGCCTAACTCGCGAGACAGTGCGTCCATAGTGTTATTGCTGTGTTTCAGTAGACTCGGGTGGGTGCTGTCGTCTAGTCCCCAAGCTAGTGTATCAGTTATGCTCGCCTCGAGCCATTTGATTCGGCTCTCAATTGCGTTGATGTCCATCATGTTAAAGCTCCTTTATCCACAGGTAGTCCGTTCTAATTGGTTCACCAGCGTTACCCGCGAACGTTATGTCATCACCCCAGCCGTCAGCCACGGCCTCTTGCACATCTGCGTCCGACATGATATCGCCGTCCAGATATCCATTATCGACCGCCCAGTCGAGCGCATCGCCTTCACAGTTTACCCCGTAGTCACTGACTTGGCATACTTGCCCGAATTCATTCCCCACTGCGTATACTTTCATTGTGTAGCCCTCTTCACGTTTACTCTCTTGTCTATGGCTGTAGTCCCTAGATGAGAGACATTATCATTAAGGCCATCATGATTCCAGCTATTGCAAAGCGCTGGTTGATGCGTTCGATCACTAGATTTGTTTGAGTCATTACGTCCATTGAGTTCATCGTGTAGCCCTCTCTTTTAATTCGCGTATCTCCCGCTCGCAAATCACGCGGCACATTTGACGCTCCAAGTCAGTGTGGCATGCCTGTAGATCTAGCGCCATTGCTTGCCTTAGTCTATGAACTTCCATTTCCAATGTCGTCATTGTTTATCCCTCTCTTGTCTATGGGTGTAGTCTCTAGATGAGAGACATTCTCATTTAGTGGCTAGCTTCTGGTAGAACGCTGCGACTCTCTCCACTTGCTTAAGTGTAGCCGCCCCGTGTCCCCGCTTAACGAACCCTTCGATGAATACACCGTCTCTCTTGATGTACCAGTGCGTTCCGCCCTTGCTTGATTCGATTGTGACCTTGTTGATTTCAAATGTTTGCATGATGTCGTGCTCCGTTTGTTTATTGTCTCTTGTCTATGGCTGTAACTTCTAGATGCGAGACATTCTCATTTGATCAGGTGATAGCGACAGGCACAAAAAAGCCCGCACGATGGCGGGCGTTAGTGGAGCGTGTGAGGCCTTAGAAAGCCGCGAGCGCCTCCTGTACAGTCACGCTATGCTTCGCCATGTATCGGCGTACCTTCTTCATCTGGGCTTGCGTGAGGCCTCGAGTGGCGGCTTTGAAGTCTTCCGCTTTTGCTTTCAGGTGCGCTGTGGCTTGCTTCGAGCGGCCCAGCACCTTGCCATCTTTGCCCAGTACAATGGCTGAGATATCGTGATAGCGGCGCGCCTTCGCCTTGCGTGCCAGACCCTTTACCAGTGCCACGTTGCGTTTGTTGCTCTCATACGCTGCTACGTGAGCTGTCATGTGAGCGTCTGTCCAGATGGTGGCACGAATGGGTCGATGGCCTGCTTCATTACGTACATCGAATATGGAGACCTCAGCCATCTGAGCGATGGTCTGGTCGCTCTCTAATTGGTATTCAGCGTAGACGGCATCGGCGGCCTCTGCTACATACTCGAACGACTCCGATTGTTGCGCCTCAAAGCCCATGAGTTCGCTGCGGGTCTCGTTATCTAACGTGTCCATGAAGTCTGCCATTGCATCGCGTGCAGCATTGCCCAGCTGTCGACCCGCTGCGAGTGTATCTGTTGATAGTGTCAACACGTCCGCAGGCCAGTAGTCCGCACCTTCGTCTGTCTCCCACTGATTCAGTACTTCATTATAGACAGCCCCAAGCTCATCCATAGTCTGTAGGAAGGTATCCATCGATGCTGCGAGCTCCGACTTTATTACGCTGCCCTCAGGCGTGCGAGTCATTAAGTGAACGTTTGTCATGTCTGTATCTCCAATAGGGGCAGCCACGCGCCGCCCGACCTCTCGAACCCTACAGCATCCAACCGGAGACGCAACCGGTATCGAATGTAAATATGTCACACTCTTGGGATCGATGGCGCGGGTCTCGAATGTTCACAGCGGGTACCGCCGCTCCCTTGCTCCCCTCCCGTATTCATCCCGTGAATGGCGGGGACAGCTGTATTCATATCGTGAACATGTAGCTTTTAACGACATGTAGCCTAAAGCGACACGGGGGGGAGGGCCTGTTGGCGGGCGTGATCAGGGGGGCTGCTACTCCCGTTTGCAAAAGGTAACTTTCGACCCCCAAATGGGCACCTATCGACACGCAATGTGCAAGGCATAACGCCTGTGTGCCCCCTAGAAACCTTACGTTTCAGCCGAATGGCCGAATACGGGAGTTGTCCAGTGTGCCCTTACGTTAAACTTGTGGTATTAATTATAAAAACTTACGCTAATCGCTAGACATCTTCCTAGAAAACTGCTACAATGAGAACATATGTTAGCAAACGAGCTTCAGGACTAGAGTAACTGGAGTTCATAAGAGGTTAAAGTCTCTTCGATAGACTAATCCAATCAGAGACTTATACAAAACACAGAACATAAGGAGACGATTGTTAGGTGACAGACACTTCTAAAAGACTAAAGCCCGGACCTAAGTCTAAGAAAGAGATAGAGTCTACTAAAAGCATGTCGAAGCGGGAGCAGTCTGCCGCCCTTAGGGAATTCCGTGGCAAGTTGTTACTGAATCCTAAGAGTGAAAGGTTAATTGAGAAGCTTTTCGACTTGGCTTTCGACGATGACGCTAAACAACAGGCTGTAGCGTTAAAGATTCTGTCGGATCGTATCATGCCAGTAGCGGGGTTCACTAGTGATGGTAAGTCTCAAGCGCAGGTGTCTATTAATATCAGTGGTATCGGTGCTCCTGAGTCTACAGGGGTTACAATCGACGGCACATCAGGAGAGATCGATGAGTGAAGCTAGCGGACCACCTAATGTCTACAAGGAAACCCCACAGAAGCGAGCAATTAAACAGCTGATTGGGCAGAAGGAGTCTCAAGGAAACTACAATGCTCTGGTGGGGCCGAAGAAAGGTAAGAAGGCACCCTCGGAAGCTCCTATCACGGAGATGTCGCTAGCGGAAG